GTTGTCAGGGTTACTGAACACCTTCACTGGATTACGCCTGCTCCACGATCTAATCTCCTCTCCGTGTCGTGAATCCTCTCCTCGTCCGTATCCAACCGTTTGTTGTTGCTCTCTATGTACCCGTCTATCTTCGTGTGGATCGACGCTACCATCACGACCGTTGTCGCGGTTGCCGTGATAGCACTCGCCGCTAGGATGATCCCCACTCCCATGATGAACTTGTTCAGCCATTTTGGCGGTCCTGACCGTCCTGCATTGTAAACACGTACGCCGTACTCCTGCTCTCGCGCTACGCGACGTATGAGTTTTTCTAAGTCTGCTGCCGACAAAGGCGGAGGCGTATTCGCATGATTCGTATTTCGCACACTCGCAATGGCTATATCGATACGACTAGCCACTCGCTCCAACGCCCTATGAATCGCCCCGTCTATGAAAAATTCCCACTTCTTCTCCGGTGTCTTAGGTGCTTCAGGTAAACTGTGTTCTTCAGTAACGACCGCCCCGCCCATGATTCTCCTTAATTATCCCTTTTGATCGGCAATCAAATTATTGTCTTGCAGCGCAAGAGACAACGGCACGTTGAGACTGGTGTCAGGACGTACAAACGGTAAGTTAATATCCTCCGTTTCGCGCGCGGGTAACCTCCAAGGGTCTAGTACGTCTAGATCGTCCTTACAGACCATGAGACCCGGAGAGTTAGGGTCTGAGGAAAGCTCCGCTAGGGGTAGTTTCGCTGAGCAACGGCCGCAGATACCGATGCCACACGTAGGCTCGTTGCTGGTGTCTAAAAAGTATGCGGGTGAGCGCATAGCGTTATCTCGTATAAGCCCGTATGTTGGGACGCATCATGACAGGAGCCGAATCCGTCTCGGACGCCCATCCTTCCGCCCAACGGTCCTTGTCCTCCTGTAGTAGCGTCGTTTTATCCAAATCCCCCATGCCCTTGGCGACTTCGGGGATCATTAGCATCAACTCTTTCGCAAGCCGCGTTAAAACCGGAAGGAACCACCGTTGCGGAACCTCTACCGTTTGCGTTAGCGTTCCAACGTCCTGCACGTACCGCTGGGTGTAAAGGACAATTTGCGAGAAGGTGTATTGCAGCTGTGGCGCGGGCCACAGTACCAACGACGGCTGCGGGATGCTTTTGTTGTACCAGAATTGTAGCGGCCTACCTGTGAACCATTTATTTGGCAGGTTGGAATAATCATCCCGGCTAATTTTTGCAATGGGGATTTCCTGCGGCGCCGCGCCCGTCACGAACTCGGTGACGTTGAGTGTCGTACCCCCCGATGCCTGCAGCCGAACGTATAGCACGCCCGCTTCTGGTATCCCCTCGATGTCGATCCACTGCCACTGACCCGCGACCGCTGCAAATGCGGTGTTCGCGTAAACTGTCGTAAACGTGACCCCGTCGTTGGAGGTCTGAATGGCAATGCTCCAGGTTCCTGTCGCATTGGGTAATACCCCGAATACAACCGGCTGACCCACCGCGGGGAACTGCACCTGCAGGTACCCATTCGCGGAGGTCTGCGTGCATGCCGTCGCGAGGTTGTTGTCGAAAGCGTTAGCCGCCACTCCGCCCGCGGAGCTGGTGTAAACAATTCCCGGAGCCGAAAGCTGTAGTTGTGTGACGCTACGTAGGTTGGCGTTGAGCACGTCCACGGTACCCAATGGGGCTAGGACGTCCTGCGTGGCGTCGTAGAGGGGTAAGAGAACCTTTTGCACCGCCCAGAGAGCAACGCCTTTAGAGGCGATTGTGGACAGCAGCAGGTACAGGAGATCCTGCGCGATTGCGATGTATTCAGAAGTGACTTTCTGGGGGGCGAGTTGACATCGACCGAAAGCTCGCGTTACGAGCTTGCCGGTGTCAAAGGTCGTCATGCTGACTGTGCCGCTCGTCGTCATACGCTCTCCCGGTGGAAAGCGCGCCTGCACCCGAGCGGCACACTAGCGGACAAATGACCCGCCGATTGCGAGCCTAGCGACTTGAACTCAGCCGTGCAAGGGGGGCTTTACCTACCCCCGCGTGTCTTCCCGCCTTTGGCGCGCATTACGGGCTGCGGCCCAGGCAAAGCGACCGGGTGGCGCTGCGGTAAGCCTCCCCGCACTGGGAGCCCTTGCGGACGCCCCGCCAACCTACCGAGGGTGCCTAAAGCCGGGCTACCCCCCAGAGGCACGCCATTGAGCCCCGGCTTCATAACGGCCCCGCCCGGCGCGTACAGCGCGCCCCCCGCGTTCTTGCGGATGGGCTTGGTCTTTCCTCCACGCTTGTAGTCCGGGCCGCCTGGGGGGACGTGCGTCGAATCGTGGATGTGTCCACCCCCTGCGTACGTCTCTGCATGCTTCTCAGCCGCGGAGTACGAATGGCTTACCGTGTGCGTCCTGCCGCCCTTCGCGTGGTAGTGCTTGTGCACATGGAAGTGCTTGGCCGGGGAATGTCCCCCCTTTTTGAACTTCGAGATGAGCGGAGTTTTCCCGCCATGCTCAGCCAGCTCCTGCGTGGGGGACTCCTTACGCTGCGTAAGCGCATTGCCTTGTGTGCGGTTGCCCTCTTTCGGGTAAACCTCCGCGTGTCCCGGGTTTGAATCTATCTTGTCCAGGACCGCCCCACCACGCGCCAGCCGGTTGATTGTTCCGCCAGTGCCGCCGACCGCGCCGCCGCCCCAGTGATGAAAACCGCTCGTCGCGCGCGTTGTGTCTTTGAAGCCTTTCATACGATAAGCCCCTAAGTAATGCTCTGTTGGGACACCGCTAATATATCCGCTGAGACCATCCCAACCCCGCGCACTCCTCTGGTTCCCAGCGGAAGAGTAACCACTTGATTTAAATTGGAAGTAGCGCCAGCACCCGAAGTGTTGCTAATGACCGTCTGCCAAGCAGGGGTAATAGCTGCGTTGAATACATCGTCATTGGTAACCTGTACGGAAGCAGCCGTACCAGCCGTCTCCATACTTACCGCAGCCGGTGAAATACAATACACATCCAGCGGGATGGCAACGTCTGTCCCGGTAATTCCTGTCCGGCGAATGGGTCTCATGTTAGACGACCCCTCAGAACGCAGGCGTAGCGTTGACGTTCACCCGCTCTTTGGCCGCAAACAACAAGTCCAGTGTGAGCGTCGGAGTGGCCGCAGTCGCTTTGATACCGACTGAAGGCGTCACGAGCGTCGCAGCTTTCGGGAAGCTCGCGGGAGCTGCAAAGGAGCCCCGCGCATTAGCCGACACCCCCGCTCCAGTGATCTCCCACAGAATGCGCCCATTCGCAGCCGGATCACTCGGGTACACCCCAGCGGTCCATGCCCATTTCAGATCCGCTTGCGCAGCCGCGACAAGTGTCTGCCCTGTATCTACGGTGGTCACCGTGCCGTTCTGCGCCGCGTTAATGGAAATCTCCCCGGTGCCGGTCGCAGTCGAGAACCAAATTCCGTCAGTGATCTGTCCCGCAGTAAACGGGGTCGTGGTGATGTTGTACAGCCCGGCCAGTATCTGCTCCGAGTTAGACAAGGTGTCTATCGCAAGCAGCGCACGGAACCACGTACGAAAGCCATTCGCGAGCTGAAACGTCCCGGTACCCCGCTGCCACGTCGCGATAAATCCAGTCGTAGCTCCAATGATATTGACCGCGCCGCCATCCAGCCCGACAAAAGCCGCGGTAGCGCCCGTCCCAGACAGCACGTAACCATTAGTGGTCGTTGCCGTGACTGGACCGGTGTAGTAATCAAAGTCATCGAAATACTCGTGCAACTTGGTAAAGTCCTGCACGGGCAAGTCGGAAAAAAACTCCGTATCACGAGCATTGGTCTGCCCAAACTGATTACGGGTAACGCGATTATCCAACATGGTCAATTACTCCTGGAGATGAGCAGAAGAGGTGCCCCGCGCAAGACGTGGAGAAACCCGGGGAAACTGGGACGAGCAGCACCCGAGACTGCGCGAATAGGGCGGGGCACCTCATAGCTATATGGTCACGGAGCGATGATCTACAGCCCTGCGGTGCCGTACAGGCAGCGCGGGTCAGTCCATGAAGGAATGTACCGCTCAGTCGCCTTGTAGCGCATGCTGTCGGTCTCGAAGTCCCCCTCCATGCTCTTCTCCAGAGTGCGACGCATGGCAAGCTTCAAGCCCTGCCGCACATCGGTTTGCACGAACCACGCCGTTTGCGAGGTAAGACGGCTGATGTTGGCCTGCCCCTTAGGTAGCAGCCCCAGGGACTTGATGGGGTTCACATCGTTATTCGCGGTACCCGCCCGCAACACGCTCTTGAGGAGCACCTCGCCCTGCATCACGTTCGACGGCCCCGCCACGAGCTGCAACGGAGTCAGCCGGATACGCTTGCCGTTGTTGTCCACCGCATTGCGGATCTGAATCAGCATCTGCTCAAGGGAGGTCTGCGACAGTGCCGCAGCCGTGGTGAGCTGATTCGAGAACGACCCCGCGGGCGGCGCGAGCGGGTGGTTGGTAGCGATCAACGCCACACCATCACCGCCGGTGAACGAGCTGCTGAACGCGTTATTGAGCACGTTGGCGCACAAGGTCTCCTTCGTCTCAACGAGGGACTGCGCCAAGTGCTCCGCGTAAATCGTGCCGATCTTGATGTGATCGCCGTCCTCGACCAGTACCTTGGTTAACGCAAAAGCCAACCCGAAGACAGCGTATAGGTAACGTTGGATGAAAAGCACGCCTCCCGACTGGTAGGTTACCGGGGTGCCATCCGGCAGAGCGGGTGCGGCGCCCATGCCGAAAAGAACGGGCTCCTCGTGATAGTTCCGAGGAGTGCCGCGGAACTCGCGGAAAATCATTTTCCACTCATCCGCGCGTTGGTCGTAGATGCCGTCAAAAGTCTCGTTCAGGATAGGCTCGACAACCGAGCGGAAATCCGTAGAACGCATTGGAAGGGCCATAGAAGTCTCCTAGCGTTAGGTTGTTGAGCCGGGTTAGTACGCGAGCTGAGCAGCGCGATCCTGATGGGCCGCGATCTCAACTTGCACGATCGTGAATGCGTCACCCGGCAGGTTATCGATACGCTGGGAGAAGCCGACGATGCGGAGCTGATTGAACTGGGTTTGCGTGACACTACCGCTCGTAGTGGTGTCCAGCCCCACGGTAGAAAACCCTGTGGTGGTGTTGCCGTTGGAGGACCCGTTAGTCGTGA